GTTAATTGCTTTCTTGATCATGACATCACAAGTTTTTTAGTGTAATTGTAAGCATACTGTTCACGATATCCTTTGATACCCCAGCCTAACCAGTAGTATGCACCAACCATATATTGATGAACTGGCATACCCCTGCCTTCAAACTCTGGAAGAACTTTTTGGAAATGAACTTCGTTGATCATGTAGCGGGTTTGACCTTCTAAAGATGATGGATCACAATTGAACTTGGAACAAAACTTACCAAGACCATTATATCTGGCAGCAGTAGTCCATTGAATCAAACCATATCCACCACGAAGGCATTGTTTGTAAGGAACGATAGCGCCACCTTCACAAACATTAGGTCGGAAACCAGATTCTGATTTGATATTGCCCATGATTGTAGCAAGAGCATTACGATCAGAAATTTTGGTTCTTTCTTGCAGTTCTTTCAGAACGTATTGTTCGTTCTTATTACAAGAAGGGCAAGTCCATTGCTTCTCAACAACTTCTAACTTAATTGCCTTTTCTTTGTTGACACTTACATCAACAGGAGGAGGATTCTTGATCTCATTGATAGCTGGATACGCACAAGCAGCAACGGGAACAGTTAGAAGTAATGGAGCAAGTAATTTTTTAAGCATTTAATTAATTGAATTCATCATCCGTCTCAAGAAAATAATAATCTTCACACGGCACTGGGTTATTTAGTCTATACTACAGACTCGAAACTTTCTTTAAACTCTTCATAAACAGCACAAGCATTCAAATAGTCTCCCATAGACACGAGATCATGGATTCTATCGATGATGCTGTCCTTGAGCATTTGAGTCTCATTCATCATTTCCTGTTCCATGAAAATAGTCCTTCCTGTAGTAACGACCGAGAACATTAGAATTGTAGTATGCGGGTTCCCCGTTGTCAAGTGATTCCGTGAGGACGTTCATTGCAAACAATTGACGGGTCTCCTCATAGTTTACTTTTCCTAGTGTACTATGTAGTGACAAAATATAACGTTGGAAGTTCTGTTTTCCGTACTTTTTAATATCTTCTTTTAATTCTGGACAAGATCCGTAATACTTTTTCCAATCGGATTCTTGTTTTACTCTGCGGCTTTTTCCTTTTGGTTTCCGAAACGACCAAAAATACTTTCGACCAATGTAACGTCGTGAGTTGCACTTATTGGTAATGAGATAAACAAAACCGAAGTTGTCCCCAATATCATCAGTAGTAAAATATTTGTCGCCATATATCCAGGGATTCTCATAATCACAACTCATTAAAGCTCTTTAGAATTCATGAGCTTATTTATCTCATGAACCCTGGCAGAGTTATTGTAACCATAAAAAAAGAGTCCGTCAAGCGGACTCTCGAATCTCTAGATTTTACTACTATTGAGGTCTGCGTTTTTGCATCATCGCAGCATTCTTTTCTGGACTTACTCCAAGAACTGCTTTTGCAGCCGACTTGACTGGTTTTGCAACTGTGTCCATGGCTTTGGTTAGATTACCAACTGCCTTCTTTCCTTGTTCTGCAGTTTGTCCAGCTGGTTTTAGAACTTGGTTGACTGCCTTTGCAGTTCCAGTTACTAAACCCATACCTTCTTGGACTTTACCATACTTATTGTTTAAGGCAATAATCTGTTCAATAGTGATTTTATTTCCAGAATATTCAGTTTCTTCCTTCTTGGTCTTCTCTTTTTCAATACGAGCAGACATCTTACGGATCTGGTCGATACTCATGTTACCAATACCAGTGAATCCATCCTTAGAAGGATCTGTCTGTTTCTTTCTGTCATCCTTAGAAGCACCTGCAGAACGAGCAGCACGACGGTTTTCATCAACATACTCTAGTTCTTCATTAGTCTCTTTCTTTTCTGCTTCTTTCTTTTTTAGATTTGCCTTACGGTATTCAAGATCTGCACGAGTTCCGCGATCCATTCTACCTTGTGACTTTGGTCTGGTCTTACCACCCTCATCTGGTTGAGAACCAGGATTTTCTGCCTTGACTCTACGACCATGGGTGTATTCGGCACCAGATTGTTCGTCATCACCAGAAACCATCTTACCACCAGGAGAACGGTCTCTCTTGTATTCGTCAGAGGACTGCCCGTGTTTACCCTTATAACGTTCTACAATCTCATCTCTCCACTCTTCACTCATATTTGTCATGATAACCATTGCGGACTCTTCCGTATCCGCATAACCTTCATCTAGAAGATGTCCTTTGATGATGTCAAAAATGTCTAGGGAGTTTTTCATGATCGTTGGTTTTGGCGGTTGTGGTTTTGTTGCAGATCCAAACTCAGATCTGTTTAGGCTAGCTTGTCCTATTTTACTAGTATTTAGAATCTTCTTAGCATTAGGAGACTTCGCAATACTATTAATAGCAGCATTACCTCTAATTGTCTCAAGTTCTGCCTTGTTCTGACCAGGCATATCCTTCATCAAAGGATTTGGAGTCTTTGGTTTTGCAAAGTCTTTACCATACTTGGCTTGGTTTGCTTTCATACCAAACTCTTTTGCCTTTGCAGGATCTGTCTTTCTGAGTTGTTGATATGTTTTATTAGTTGCAGCGTCTTTGTTTGCAGTTGAAACTTTATTATAACGAGCCTTTTCAGATGCACTAAAGTTACCTGCAGTAAACTTTCCAGTTGACTTGTCCAGTTTACCTTCCACTCCACCCTTCTTAGCAAGAACTGTTGGATTTGGTTTTGGTACGGGTGCTGCAGGACGAGGAGTACTACCAGTAGGACGAGGTGCTCTAGGATCACCCTTCATTGCAGCATCAGTTTCCGCACGTTGTTTTGCTAATACTTCCGCTTTTTGTTTAGGATTAAGACCACCACCTGGTTTTGGTGTAGGTTTTGATTCAGGTTTTGTTCCAGTACCAAAATAATCGACAGGATTCATCGTTTGACGATCCCTGGTATTCCTATCAATTTGTTGTTGTGTTTCTTGTTTGGTGGTTTGTGTTTGTTGTTTAGTGGCTTGTGTCCTTTCATATGGTCCCAAGTCTACTAATCCACCTTTACCCTCTCTAGATTTCTTATATGGTTCAAGATTCACATTTACATTTGGAGCCTCATCAAGAATCTCAACGTCTTCGCCCAAGATATCTTTAACGACTACTATTTCTGCATAGAGAAGTTCCGTATTTCTATTGACCTCTCCATAGGCCTCCACAAGACCTTTAACGTCTTTAGCTTCCATTTGACTCTGACAAATTTTTTACTTATAATGTTATTTATTAATAGGTAAAATAAGTGGCATACTCTCACGTCTGGTTCAATACAAAAGCACCAAAAGAAGTTGTGGATCTAATTTGTGAAGATATAAAATCGTTTGATAATAAACTGTTAGATTCCAAAGTTGTGTCAGACAACATGGAAAATGTTCAGAACTCTAAAATAAGATCTGGAAAAAATACTTGGATTCCAGCAAGTCATTGGGTAGCTGGATTCATCTGGCATTACATAAATTTAGCAAATGAAACAAATTTTTTATATGATGTCAGATCTATAGACTTTAATAGTATTCAGTATTCTCATTATGAAGTAGGAGATTTCTATCGTTGGCATGGAGATTGGAGTATAGACCATGCGTACAAACCAGAAAATACAAGGGCGTTGCAACAATCGGTATCCCAAGATCAACATATTATTTCTGGAGAGTCTTCAAGAAAGTTATCTTTTTCTATGCAACTTTCAGATCCAGAAGAGTACGAAGGTGGAGAATTGCAATTATTGGATTCAGCAACAAATTTATTTACGATCCCTAAAGAAAAAGGTGTAATAAGTATCTTCGACTCTAGGTTGTCACATAGAGTCCGAAAAGTAAAATCTGGATGCAGAAAGAGTTTAGTTGGATGGGCTGTTGGTCCTAGGTGGAGATAAATATAAAAATAGGGACAGACTGAGGAAATTTAATGTCTAGACTTGGCATCAATACAGGTATTAATCCAAATGATGGACAAGGAGATACCCTGCGTTCTGCAATGGGTAAAGTCAACTCCAACTTCTTGGAAATATATCAAACCATTGGAGATGGTTTTACTCTAGTAAGTTATGCAAATACTGCTGGTATTTCTACATTATCGGAAAACCTCACTGGTAATCCAACAATAGAAGTAAGTGGTTTATCAAATACTGGCATCACTACCACAGAACATATCGAAGTAAGAAATATTACCTCTACTGGTATCATAACTGCGGTTCAATTTGTTGGAGATGGTTCCCAACTAACAGATGTAACCGCAACAAATCCTGGTATTGAAGTTCTAGACGAGAACGTAAGAAGAG